CGAATGCCTGGTCTGCCTCAGCTTGCGCCGTCTTAACTTCATATATTGAGGCGTCAAACTCTCCAAACCTGACAGCCACTAATTCCTGGTACTGAGCAAACGCCTGGTTAGCATCAGCAATCAGGATCTGCGCATTTGATATTTCCGCATACGCAACGCCGAACTGCTGGAAGGTGATTTTCGCCCCCTGAATACCAGTCAGGGTGTTCTGCAGGATGCCTGCAATGTTGAAGTCGATTTGCTCCGTTAATGCTTTGCCATCCTCTGCCAGCAGCACCTCGTCTTTAATGGCATCCAGATAATCGCTGGCCTGATCGCTCGACATGCCACGCACCCAGTCGGTGTAGCCTGATTCGTTACCTGTGCGGTCAACCAGCTGCGCGCGGGACCAGAATATCTGCCCCGCCTTAAGACCAATCTGCTGATATGTGTGCTGGGGATATGGCACATCGGCCAGCAGCATCGCATTATCCGCGCTCCCGGTCGGGCTGTACTGGATTTCAGTTTTCAGCGTATCGTCCGTATTGGCCGGGAACCCCCAGTTCAGCTCAATACCGAAAATGATATTGTCAGAGGCTACAAATCCCACTGGCTTTGGCGGATTGCCTACTTTACCCGTCAGCGTTTTCTCTGCTGAGTAACCCCATCCGGAGGATATCTCGGCGGCGTTGATGGCGCGCACGCGCACCAGGTAGCGCCCGGCATAAATCCCCGGCACGTCAAAGGACGTGGTGGAGCTGCGCGGTACGTTGACCCAGTTCCCGTCATTACGCCGCCACTGGGCTTCATAGGCGATAGCGTTCTGCGCCTGATCCCAGCTCACGCGCATGGTTTCGACACTGATATTCTGCTGCACCACCGAGAAAGAGCTGATCACGATGTTAGCCGGCGGCGACTGGTTACCCGGCGGGATAACACTCACCGGGCGCTGGTCAATAATGGCTCCCGTATCGATGCGGGCATACTTATCCGGATCGTGAGCCGCGCCGGTAACAGTAAACGTCCCATCGTTATTGTCGCTGATGCTGATTACCCGGTACTGCTGGGCATACAGCTCGTCGGATTCCGCCACCCAGACGCTTTCAGCTTGCGGCGTCTCGCTGTAGGCGGTGCTGACCGTGACCGCTTTTCCGTTCACAGCCTGGATTGTGCGGGCCTGAGATGCACCCGACGGCAGGTTGAGAATAAGGCGGTGACCTGCCTTTGCATCCGGCGCGCGGTCCAGGGTAATCACCCGGCCATTCACTGCACTGATGCGCCCCCCGGTGACCTTACCGGACAGCATTTCATCGGCCACGGCGATGATGTAACCGGGTTGAGGAATGTTGCCATCCAGACCAACATCAAACGATACGACGCGATCCTTGTTATTGGTGAGGATGCCCCAGCGGCCCTTACGGTTCGCCTCCGATTGCCTGGTACATCCTATGGCTGTCATTTCCAGCTGGTTAAACCCATAGCGCGCCACCAGGGCTTGCTCGAATACGGGTTCCATCGCGTCAGCGTAGGCATTAGCCGGATCTGACCAGGACACCAGCGCCGTGGTATAGCGCGTTTTGGTGGTGCTGCTGGAGTAGGTAAAGCGGCCATCAACTACGTTAGCGCGGGTGTAACTGTAATCCACATCCCGCGGCATATCCGCCAGGGCAACAATCTGATCGCCGCCCCAGTAAGTCATGCCCCGGAAGATGGCTGCAAAATCACGGAGAACGGTGTAGGCGTCGTTCCGGTCCTGAATGTATACGTTGCAGATGTAGCGCGGCTCGGTACCGCTGCCGCCCTTACCGTCCGGCACCAGCTGATCGCAATACTGGGCCACCTGGTACAACGTCCATTTGTCGATGTTCGCTGCGGTGAGCCGGTGACCCAGGCCGAACCGGTCGGAAACCACCAGGTCGTAAAAAACCCACGCCGGGTTGTCAGTCCACGCCCACTTAAACGCACCGGTCCAGGTGCCGGTATAGGTGCGGGTTTCGGGGTTGTAGGTGTCAGGCACGCGGATCACGCGGCCGCGAGGCTCGCAGGAGATTTGCGGTATAGAGCCGTTGAACTGGCTTGAGTCGAATTCGATATACAGCAGCGCGGTGTTCGGATAGCGCAGCTTGGCGTCAATCACCTCGGTGAAGCTCTGCAGCGTCATCGTGTCGCCGATCTTTGCGCTGTTTGCATCAGCGGTGAGCTTGCGCAGGCGAATAGTCCAGGTTTTGCCCGCCTGCGGGAGATCGATACGGTGGCTGCGCTCGTAACCTGATGTGGTTTTCCCGGTCACGCTGGTATTCAACACCGTCTGCCATGCGCCGCCGTCGGTCTGCAGGTCAATGGCGTAGTTAACCGAGTTTCCGACCAGATCACCGTCGTTCTCTTGTTTGAAGAGCGAGGGCCATTTCAGGCGCAGGCGAACCGCTGAGAGCTGAGTATTGGTAAACGTGCGCGCCCAGGCGGTGGCGCTTGATACTTCGGTACCAACGGTAATTTCGTTTTCAGTACCGGGTATGCCCTGAATGTATTTTTGCGCCTAGGTACCAGGACGAAACTCCCACGTCACGCCGCTGAAGTTTTGCGAACCGTCGGAGTTCTCCAGCGCTGTACCATCCAGATAAATATTTTGGCCGGTGAGCTGGCCGGAAAACTCCCCTTCCCCCAGCGCTATCAGGATTTTGGCCTTTGCTACAGATCGCAGATCATCAGGCTGTTCTGTGGGAGTTCGGGAACTTGAGCTGCCGCCCTTGCGGCCTTTTAACACTTTATCTGTAGCCATATTGCGCCCATAAAAAAGCCACCCGAAGGTGGCTACTGATCATTTGTCAGGATGTTGCTGATTTACATACTTGGTTATGTTGGGTATTCAGCCCGTCCATGTTTGGAGCATGGACGTATTCAGCAAAGGAGGAATGGCTGATCACCTCTGATTAAGGAAAGAAGATGTCACGCGAAAAACATCATTTAAACGTAAGCTGTGAGGCAACTAACTTACAGGAAATTAATAGAGAAATCGGTCAACTCAAGATGGTTATTGGTTTTATGTTAGCCAAATTCTCACCCGAGCAAAAGCAAGCAGTAATCAATGAGTTAAACGGATGGGGACTCCCAAATTCTGCGGAAGAATTCGACCAATTTGTAAATCCTCGTCCTCCTCGTTAATTCAAAACTTCCGTTTTTATCAAATGACCACCCATTAACAATGGGTGGTTTATCACGTTCGTTTTCCATAATTATCTCCTGTCTTTCGACCTATTGCTGATCTTCGACGTAAATTCCAGCAGAAATAATCGCCCCGCCGATACGTCGTTTACCGTATAAGAGCGGCACTGGGTAACCCTGAGCCGCGGTGTTCGTTACGCCGCCGAATGCATAAGAAGCCCGGTTATCGGCATCCTGGTTGCTGGCCAGCCCCGTCGGTTGAGGGGAAAGCATTTGGACTACACCACCCAATGCAAGCGACGCCCCTAGCGCTCCTATATTCCAAACAGCTCCGGCCGATAACACCCCTAATCCAATTGGTCCAGACAAAACCGCAGCAGCGACAATAACGGCTCCTAAAATTGTTTGAATTAACCCAGCCTTTTTACTTCCTAGAACTACAGGAATAATTTTTATAATATTGCCTGAGCAGGGGTAATTTAGATCGTCTAAACAAATATTTTTATTGCCTTTGTAAACAGCAAAAGTTAAACCTCGTTGCTTGCTACTATTCATAAATGCTTCAAACCCAGCAAGCGTGCAACAAAGGGCTCTTACGGCTTCGGTGGTAGACCCAACAATTCTTTTATGTTCTTTGCCGAAAAGCTTGCCAAGAATGCCACCAAGCTTGATTGTGGTCATCACGTCAGCCATATATTCTCCTAATAAAAAAGCCGCTGGGCGGCTTTTAATTAATTATAGACAGGACTTTATAACTTCTCTCATCTCGGTTCTATGGTATCGACCTTGCGAGAAAAATTTTATTTCAGAACCATTATTTGATAATGAGGTAACATCAGCAACTGAATCGCCACGGGTTTAACAGACACCTCAGAGTCATTTAAGATGACTTAAAGAGAGGTGCCCATGAGCGGTAAGCGTTATCCCGAAGAGTTTAAAATTGAAG